GAATTCGTCAAAAGGGGTATCCCACCTACATGGCTGGAAGGCCCCTGCGACATCCTGCAATACCATGCCTATCATAAACGCTTGTATACATACAATCTTTATCCATTCTCTTACTTCCTAACTCCTTACCATTCAAACAACTATACAATCAATCGCCCATACTGTCAATCGTTTAACCGTATTTAAAGTTTGACAACCTTAAAAATCTCTTGCTATAATTCAGCCTTGAGCTAATTACCCATCGGTTGCTTGCAATCCGATTGGGTCATTGCTCAACACTCCTTGCTTCATTTGTTCATGCTCCATTACGTTTGCCGCTTTAACCATCGGACTAACGCCACGCTCCTGTCTGCGCTTCTCCCTGTTTGCTAGGTTGCGCTTCATGTGCGCAGCAGACCTGCATACCTTATCACAGTACAGCCTTGGAGTGCCTTTACCATCATCGTACTGAACGAACGGAAGTCCACACGCTTTACATAGTGCTATCATGGTTGATTTCCTTTCGGCTTTTTTAGAAGTCCCATTGAGTGAAGAGCGTTTACTGCATTAAATGAACACTTCAACGCCTCTGGGTGTGCGTCATACCATTCGTCAATCCATCCTGCTACCATCTTGCGAGTGCTAAACAGTATCATTCCATCACCTGCCATCCGCTCATCCTGCTCCTGTACCTTCCTCTGTAACGCCTGCATCTCCGTGCGGTACTGCTTAATCACGGCCTGCTGGTTCTTTATCTGTTCAGCCTTGCAAGCGTTGGCCTTGTCTAGCGCCTCAATCGTGCCATTGACATCGCGTGTCGGTACGCTCGCCTGTGCCTCTAGGAGCGTGGCTATGCGCTGTTCAAGCTCGCTTACCTCGTTATGTTTGAGCTTCAGCATTGCAGAGTGCGCTTGATTGACGTTTGTTAGTGTATCAATCGTCTCGTCCTTCTCTGCGATTATACGCGTATACTCAACGATTGCGCGGTCACATCCTTTTATTGTTTCCTTTAGGTTATCAATGCATCTTTGTTGCTCGCTGTTTGTCTGATTGTGAATGGATATAAGTCCGTCAAAACCTTTGATGGTTTTTTTGAGGTCTGCTATCCTATCATCTTTTTCTTTCAGCTTCGTTTCTGCAACATCTTGAACAATCTGAAACGCTTTCTCGATGTCTTGCTTGCTTACGCTCATTCCACCACCTCCTTAATCGTTGCTTCGTACATCATTCCGCTTGACGGTTTCAACTCTAACTCACCGCTAGCTTGCATAGCCGTTGCCACGCTTGCACGGTGCTTGTTTGCGGTAATCCAGTTGAATGATACAAGGTTTCCTTTGCGGACGTTCTCAAGTATCTCCTTGCGCCTTCCTGCGTTTGTGCGGAGGTCGTTACTCATGACTTACCGCCTTTCTTCTCCATCGCTTCCTTGATGGCGATGAGTTGCTTACGTTCTTCCTTTGTTATAAAAGGATACTCGACAAAATAGATAAACTTACCACCACAATTTTCTCCAGTTTTTGCCGACTTCAGCAACGCCTTGAGCAACCGCTCGTGCTTCGTTGGACGCTTCGCCACCTTGCGCTTGTTCTTTCGAGGGCATATTGTGGCGTATGGTTCATCGTTTTCACCGCTTACACATCGAGCGCAATTTTGAGCCATAGTGTGATCGTTGAAACGGCATGACGTGTTTGTGCAGTCTGAATCACCATCAGCCACCTTGCGCTTGGCTGGCAGAGGGAAGAAGGCTTCTATCTTTGTCCAGTAACCATTGAAAATATTACGATCCCATCCATCTCCTTTTGTTCCTGCCTCGTTGTTTTTGATTCCTGTTATAACATGAGGAATTTTATATCCAAATCGTGATTCTCTCTCATACCGTACCCTCTGACCTACCGTGACCTCGCTTGCCTTCGTGACAGTCAGCCACTCGCCTTTGATTCCGTCTATTGTTTCGATGTTGTTCATTTCGTTAGTCCTTTCTACTTTGCAAATTCAAATTCAGTATCATTAATTTCGCCTAATACCCACATAAGAGCTTCTTCGACTCCTTGCTCGTATGTCATACCTTGAAAGTTTGATTCATTTGTATTCACTTTTGAAAGTGCGCCATTAATATCTGATTCACATTTCATTCCGCACCGCCTTTCTGCTGTTCGAGTTCTGTAAACATAAAACGATTTAGTTTTGGTATTCCAAATTCCTTGATTCGGCATGACGGACAAACATCTCGAAAAGATGGGTCTAGTTTTTCGTCATACGGCATATAGTTTCCGCATTTCTTACAGCTCATACCTTACTCGCTTTCTTGTCCATCGCTTGCTTGATGGCGACCAACTGACTTCCGATTGTCTTAGATACTCCATTGCAGTTGCCGTTTACATATCCAGTTTTGTCAACAACAACAGCTAACAACATCGCCTCCAGCAGTCGCCTATCTCGTGACTTGCGCGGACGTGTGCGCTTAGGTGCTGATGGCTTATCAGTAAAGTAGCCACCTCCACAATCGGCCTTTCTGCACATTAGCGAACCCCTTAAACAGCATCTTTCACATCTAAACAGTGACCGTGTTTTTACAAACTTAATCATTTGCACCACCCTTTCACCGCTTTGACCAACATTCCGAGCGCGAAACGGATTGACGGATGGTTGATTTGATTGAGTAGATAAGCGTTTGCCATTTCAAGTTTAACGGCATGACATTCTAAAGCGTGATGATCCATACGTAAAATGGTAAGGTCGTTCACGTAATCCTCTTTGAACTTGCGCACCCTTGAAGGTTTGCGCGGCTGAACTGAATCGGTTAATGCTGTAATTTCTTCTGAACTCATGTTAAACTCCTAGGTTAAGTGTTATGTTTACGCTGTGATATACCTTGGAAACTCTTCCTGTGTGATCTTGAAGTTTAGCGCAAACGTCTTGACATTCGACAACCAGTAAACCTGTTTCAAGTTCGAGACGGTGTATAATAACCTCAATCTCTCCCTCGGCTTGTTTTCGCGCCATAATTGCGCTTGATTGCTTTCCATCACTCATAGGTTGAACTCCTTGTTAGTTTTGAATTGTTAATAATTTATCATAACCGTCTGGCGATTTCAATAACTGTTTCACTATTCCTCACAATTCTTTTCAACGGTTGTCCCACCGTTCACAATGTCAGCCGAATAGGTGATCTCGTTCACGTCCATCCGAATTTGCATACCGAGCCGATAGGTCGTTGTCTCGCTCGCAAATGCGTCTATAAAGTCGCTGTATGAGATATGTACGACAGTTTGTAACCCGATTGACAGGCGAGTGACCGAAAGAGCTGTCATCTGTTCGCGTGTCCGTTTGGTCAGTTGCTCGATTGAGTGTTGGGTGATCATGTGGACTCCTTATCTGTTGGTTGGTCAAATAAACAAGACGGCTTTTCATTCCATCTTAGTTTCATGTTTTCATCTATTACTTTTACAACTTGTTCAGCGAGCGCACAGGCAATCATCTTTATTCTTGTTTCTTCGTCATAACCATTAATTGAGCAAATCATAGTTGCGTAGTTCCATAAGTTTACATTTTGACGCGCCCACATATCGAACTGCTCAAAACCAGATATACCGTATCCATCACCCTTTGCATTTTCAACCATTATCAATTTCGGTGATTCAATCATAACACCTCCCTGCCAGTTTTTGCGAGACTGGCAAACTCGGTTGGTTGGTGGTTTACTTTCCTAATTTTGAGTTGCTACTCGGCTTCAATCCGAAAGCCGTTAGATGTTTCGCACAATCAGACTTTGCCTCTTCAACCGTTGCGTATGAGATAAACCGCTCGCATGGGTCAAACCGTACAGCCTGCCCAAAGTTTACCCATCCATTAGGCATAAAGTACGCATGATACTTATTTCCGTAAACTGGTATATGAAATGCCCTGCATCCGTTGACGTAACCGATAAGGCTTTTTGTCTCTTGGTCGGTCGGTAATTCGCTGGCCTTCCAGTCGATCGCATATTCAAGTTTTAGTTCGTCCATTTTTATACCCCTAACGTCATTTGTGCGGTTTCACGTTTGACACGTTCAACGCTCGCTTGGAAGTAATCCGCATCTAATTCTGACGCAGTTAAATGATAGCCTGCGTAGTGACAGGCGATTGCACTACTGAATGAGCCACCGTGCGTGTCCAGAATGTTATCGCCTTCCTTTGCATAGTTTGCAAGAAGCCAGCGGTATAGGGCGACTGGTTTTTGTGTTGGATGACATCTAACTTGGTTCATCGGTGTTATTTCGACAACCTTAGCAACAGTTCCAAGACCTTCTGATAGGCTAGCAACCTCACACATTGACATTGTAAAGTTTTCTGGAATAGGAATTTTACGCCAAACAACAAAACCTTTCCATTGAGGAAGCTGGAAGTTATTTGCGCCCCAAATAATCTGATTTTCAGAAACACGCTTTAACTCATTCCAGTATTCTTTTGATGGTCTACCTTCAAGAGACTTCATGCTTCCATTTGCTCGCATATCTTTTGTTGGCTGGTTTGTATCACGATATGGAGGATCGACAATCGCCAGCTTGAAATGCTTGTCTGGATATTGCGCCATTAAATCCATGCAGTCCATGTTCCGAAGGTCAAGTAAATCCGTTTTATAAGTGTCCATTTTGTCCTTTCGCGTGTAACCGCCATACAATCGCCCGTGTTGCGTCCGTCCATCCGTTAAGGTGTTTGTACGTCTTTACGGCTGGCGTTCGTCCTAATCGCTGTATGGCCTATTGGTTGCGCCTAAATCGCCCCATCCTGTTTTCTTGCCGTTCTTTTTGTCGTTTTTACCGCTTTCAGATTCCTTTTTACTCTTTTCTAGTCTGTCTTTTCTGTCGAGAACCTTACAACGTGCCTTTACTTTTAACAGTTCTAAATCTGGTATTACAAACGACTCTTCCAGCAGTCCTTGCTCTTTTAACCAGTTGACACCATCAGCGGTTTTATTCGGTGTCAAATTGTGGTTTTTCATTACGGCTCGGTAATGGTAGCAAAATTGCTCCAAGTTTGCGACTTCATAGAAAAACTCTTGATTCGGTATTGTTGCTTGACGGATTGACTCTGCAAGCCTCATAAGGTCAAACATAACTCTGCGTGGCAAAGAACCGTCAACTCCGACAGCGTTAAGTCGTGCGTATGTCTCGCTGATCTCGCTTTCAGTCATTACGCCTTTTAGAATGTCTCTAGCCGTTGTTTCCATGTTGCTTCCTTTCTGCGAACTTATCAGCGTTGGCTTTCCATGTGTGCATCCTCAAATTGATATCCCATGTCTTCTGGAGTTGAAACTTCATCTTTCCTTTTGTGTTAGGTTCAACCCAATAACGGCAGAAACCTATCGCCTCTTCTTCGTCAAGTATTCCTTCGCTTAAAGTCTGGCATTGGTTTACAAACTCTTCTTTGGTCAAATCTTTAAAAGTTTTTGTTTTTGTAGGTTCGCAAGAACCGACAATATTATCTTTCTTTTTTGTAATTGTAGATGTAGATGTAGATGTAATAGTAGATGTAGATGTAATGTTGCCATTTGGTTGGTGCGGTGGTTGAACCACCCTTGAACCACCCTTGCGAAGTTCTGCGCTCTTTTTACCACCTTCTGATGATTTTCTGCTCCATTCTGCCTGTTTTGACCTTTCATGCTCTAAACGGTCGTGCAGTAGCTTTCCATCGGTTTCATGTTGCTTGAACATTGCTTTAACGGTGGTTGCAAGGGTGGTTGAAGCACCCTTTGAAATCAAACGTGCTATCTGTGCGTCATCGTCTGGTATGCTACCGTGTAGCCAACAATAGCAAAGCAAGCGAATGTATGCGCCTTCCTCTTCAAGCGTCATCATCTGCACTCGTTGACTCGCTAGATAGTCAGCAGGATAAAATTGAAATGCTGGTGACTTAATCATTACGACCTTTCATAATAGGGAACGCCAGCAAGACATGAGAGTAGCGTAAGGACTCATTGCGAGTTGATTTACCGTCTTGCTGGCGTTCAAATTTTTCTATACATTGCATAATCATTAAACCTCACTTTACGGCTCTCACACCGTACCTAAATAAATTAGGTAATTCATACATTACCAAAACCGTCCTAAACAGTCAACCGCTAATTCGTTAAAACTTCATTTCCATCTGATCGCTACTTTCCAACGCCTTCTTTACGATAGGCCAGATGATCAAGTATTCATCCGTATCATCTCTTATCTGAAAGCCTGTCCTGCTGTACCATACCTTCTCACCACCGATTGCCCAACCGCCATTTAGACCGCTCCACTCTTCAATCTGTTGAACAGGCGAACAACCGTTTTTCCGTGATTCGCGAATAACGATTTCAACCGCAAGTGAGACTGCTTGTTCGCGTGTCATTGTACCACCTCCTTGATAATCAAGTTTTTAACAATTCCAATTTCATCGCCTATTTCATTACACCATAAAATAAGTGCTTCATCTGGTTTTGTTAGTAACTCGAAAAACCACTCTTTAGCTTCTTTGTCGCTGTCTCCGCTGTGAAATATTTCATCGTTATATTCTAAATCAATTTCGAGTTTAATCGTTTTCATTGCACCACCTCGATTCGTTTACCGCAGACAGGGCAGAATTTAAAGTCTTGAATGTCGCAATCAAAACCTAAGTGTGGATGTTCTGCGATATGCTGTTCATCACTTTTTTCTATTGTACGCCACTTGCACGTTTCATCTTTTGGCTTTTCCGTCACTACTTCACCTTGCGAATATACTACACCGCCACGGATTACAAGCTCTTCTGTCTCAATCGTGATTTTCATGTCCTTACCTCCATCCCGATTTTGCACACCCAACCGCAAGTAACAGCGTCCTTATAAACCATGACCGTACTTGGTTTGAGCGCACATTCATCTTCTAAGTTTACAATCGTTTCGATGATCTTGTATTGCGCTTCTTTAATCATAACCTCGTCTGATAGTCTTGGCATATCATCCTCCATTTCTTTTCTATCACGTTCGTTTGCTTCTTCTCTCAACCGTTCCTGCTCTTCTTCATATTCGCGGTTGAACTTGCGCTCTTCCGCTTCAATGGTTTTTTGGCTTTCGTGTGGGTCGTAGCACATTGTCTATGCCTCCGTTAAAATTCTGACTCTTACGTTTTCCATGCACCCATTTGTCCACCTGCTAACATCAACATAAACCGTGCTGATGTTTAAGCCGATTGACGGTTCTAGAGCTTTCAAAATATCTGCAATCTGGTTTTGCGCCATTTGTATTTTGCTCCTTGTAGTTTCGATGATTTTAATATCATCCCCAACTTGAAGCGAACCTACTGCGAATATTGAACCTTCCATTTACTTACCCTCCGTATTAATAATCCCCAACCGCATTGACGCACGGCCTAACAGCACAGCGTCCGACTCGTCATCTGATACCGTGATGCCATACGCCTTTTGAACTGTCGCAACAGATAACGCCTTCTTGCGCTCGGTTGTAGCTGGCCATGACAGTTTGAACTCTTCCTTGATTGCCCTGCGCCATTCCATGACGTTGACAACGTGCCATGCTTTCTTGTGTCCTGTGAATGCCAGATAGTCGATAATTGAATGGAAGTATTCACGATAACCAGATTGACTTTTTACGGCCGTGGCGAATTGTCCAAAACCTTCCTCGATTACAAACGCCTCTTGATCTTCAAACGCTCGCAAAAATAACTCCCATTTGCAATCGAAGACACGCCTAAAACCGTCACCGCATTCGACAAGCCACTTGCCTTTGCTACCCATAGCTCTAGCGGTTGCCGTTGCGACTAGCTTTCCGTCTTTCCAGTACGCAAGCCCTGTGCGGTTCGATGGGTCAATTGATAGCCAGTTCATTTAGCCTCCTGTGTTATTAAGCACTCAATGTTTACGGCTGGAAATATTGCTCCACTTCCATCGTGTAGAATTATTGCGTAAACAGCTTGTCTTATGTCTTGATGTTTTGCCAGTTTTTCAAACATGTTGGTTGTATGGTTAATAATGCTTTCACATTCAAACGGTGAGCCAACATAAAAACCGCCTTGAGTTGTTTTAACAGTCGTAAATGCCTTCATTTTCCCTCCTTCTCTGCCATCCGTTTGACCGTCTCATACAGTTCCGCGCTCGGTACGAACGCTCCACATCGTTTTGTCCCTTTGCACGTTTGAAAGGCTGAGCAGTGGTTACATCCAGCGGTTGCGATAATGGCGCGTAGTTTGTTTTTAAAGTCGTTCATAAGTTAATGCGTCCGTTTTTTAATTGAACGGACAAACAATTGATTGGTTGCTAAAATGGCAGACTTGTGTCTTGACCATCCGCTTGTTCGGTTACTTGTACGCCTGTCGCTTCAACTGGCGCGACGTTTGTATGTACGTCGATGCTTGCGAGCGTCAATGATGGATACCACTTTCCCTGCCATTCACGCGACCCGACATAAGCCACTACGGTGACATAATCACCGACCGCCAATGCCTGCACCTTATCGGACATTTTGCCGAACGCGGTAATCTGGTAGACCACTTCATCGGCCTTTCCATCGTAGCCGTCAATTGATGCCAGAATGTCAACCACGTAAAAAGGGTTTTTCTTCCCTTCCTTCTTTTGAATGTTGGCCACCTCGCCCACGATCTCACTTGTTTTCGGTTGCTTCATTTATTCAGTTTCCTTTCCTGCTTTAATCATTGCGTCTGCGATTAAAAACGACTCTCTTGCAAAATACTCTTTGTCGTTTTGTGAGTCTGGCGTATGGTTTGAAAGCAAGCCTTGCAACGCCATACCAGCGAACCATTCGCGCTTTGTGAGACCGATTTGACTGATTGCCACATCACCGACTTGACGCAATTGAGCGCAGACGGTTTCTGGTTCTTCTGCGTAGATACGATTCACGATAATTCGAGCTGTTGTAATTATTGAGTCAAGGTTTTTTTCCGAATGTCCAGATGGATTTACACCTGCCTCATCGTGTGTTTCATTTTGAGCAATATCCCTAATAAAGTCTAAATAGTCTCTTGTTTGCTTTGTCATTTTCTTTTCCTTTCATTCTTACTCATTCACGTCCGCAATTCGGATTGCCTTACCTGTGACCGACTTAGCCGACTCTTTGGTATACAGCACCACCTCTTTGCCGATATGTTCTGCGCTCGGTTCATTTCCGCACACCATAACGTATTGGCGCAGGATGCCAGCACGTTTGCCGAACGCATTTGTTTTCGGCAGTTGGATATACAGCGTTTTCCCTTGTTTGTCTTTTCGATCAAACGCAACATCGAACGCCTCTGTTTCGCCCGATTGACAGAATAACCGTGCGCCTTTAGGTGTGTCCCTAATTCCTGCAATCTTGAAGCGCATCTTTACGTCCTTAATATCCTCAGCATATAAGCATCTGAGGTTTGACCAGTTGATAATCTGCGGAGCTGTTGGCCGTGTTGCCAGTGGCTCTGTCGGTTGTGATGTTGTTTCTTCGCTCATACTATCTCCTTGTTTGTTTGTTAATCCTCAAAACTTCCGAATGGTATATCGCCTGTCATATCCAGAGTCTCTTTGTACCACTCTGGGAGCGTCTGCCTTGCGATATAATCACGAACGCCTGTGAATACGCCTGTCTCTTCGCACTCCCTATACCGTGTTGCGATCTCGATTGCCTTACGCAAGCCCTCCGCACACGCCTCATTATAAACGTCATCCACGGTTACGTCAAAGGGTGCGGACGTTTCGATGTTGATCTGATAGACCTTAGGACGTTTGCCGTTAATGACCTCCGCACCGAATTGATACCAACCGTATTGAATGTCATAGCCCATATTGACGAATTGACTACCGACCGAGCGCGGGGAAATGTCCGAGCATGTCTTAAGGTCAATAAAGTAACTGCCATCATCGGCAATTGCGTCAAAACGAGCCTTACACAAGCCCAATCCACCACGCTCCCAGGTTGCCGTCACTTCATACTTGCAACGTGCCAGCAGGTCTACAGCGTCTTTGTTTGCCATTACAGAGGTTTTAATTTCCTTTAGACTGTCGGCTTCCTCCGTTTTAAGGATTGGCCGTCCGTTGTATTTTGCTTTTATCTCTTTGAATTTTCCTGTTCTCCTGTCTTCATCAGTAATTACGGCATTACTCCAAAACATCGAATCGAGAAGCATTGAATGTATCAGCGTCCCCTTTGCCATCGCGCTAGACGGCTCGGAATGGCCTACAATCGCTTGCCTCATATGCTTCATGGACAAACGCCCTGCCTTAATAGCGGACGCGCTTAGACCGTGTAGCGAGGCGTATTGAGTGAATGGTAGGTCATAGATTAAACCATGCATTATTTCACCGCCTTCCAGTATGTGCCACAAGTGCCGAATTTTTGCGCTTCCTCATATCCGTTTTTGAAAGCGTCCTTTGTAACGACAACGTGATAAACAGTTATCGAAATGATAATGGAGCAGATGACCGCTCCTATCATTGACCAAAAGGTAATCCAAATTTTCTCTGTTCCGATTCCCATACTACTCATTTCCTTTCTTATTGAACTTGTGAACATTCGCATACTTGACCGACTCTCTGACCGCTAACGACATATTGCCGAAATAGTGGCGGTCTGTCATTTCGTTTAAGTCGTCAAATTCGTTTTTCGGCATTTCGAGGGACACTCGCGCCTTGTGATTCGGTTTGATCTTCTTTCTGATTGTGTTGCTCATACTGTTCCTTTCTTCAACTGTTCCGATGCGTTTGTGAGTGCTTGTAACTGGGTTTGAAAAGCCACCAATGAATATGATCTCTTTCTTCGTCTATCATTTGCGTCCATATATTCTTTGTTTTTTTGATACCAATCCTTCATGTATATTTTTTGCGAATCCCTTCTTAAAGAGTTATATTTTTTGTTTTTTTCCAGTATTGCACTTTTGTTTTTTAGATAATAGTATTTGCGTTTTTCTATTAGTTCTTCTTTGTTTTTTTCTCTATACATTTTCTGATAAGCGAGAGCCTTATCTTTATTTTTAAGATATTGCTTTTTCACATAACCAGCTACAGCATCTTTGTGTGTGTCTTGCCATTGCTTGACTCTTTTTCTATTATATTCTGAATTCTCCTCTCTCCACTTTTTGCTTTTAGCAAGAAGCTTTTCTCTATTATTTTTGTAATAGTTTTTTTTCCATGCTTCGTATTTGTCTTTGTCTCTTGGCATATCCTAACCCTCCATTCCCTGCTTTAAAACACTTGACGCATTTTTAAGTATCTGTAACTGAGATATAAACTTTGATCTATACCTATTTGAAACACTTTTTTTACAAGTAGCCAATACCTTCTCAGGATTTAGCATCTTGTATTTTTTTGTTCTTTCTGCTACAGCATTTTTATTTTTCCTAGCCCATTCAACTGCTTTAGCACTTAACCTATCTCTGTTTTTTTCTCCGTACTTTTTATTTGCAATCCTAATTGATTCCTTTGATACAATTCTTCTGATTCTGTCTTTTTCTCTTGCAACTTTTGGGTTTTCTTTTCTAAAAATTCTCATTTTTTCATTTATAGCATCTCTGTTTTCGTTTCTATATTTAGTTTTCCATGCCAATACCTTCTCTCGGTTTTTTGCTGTGTAATTTCTATACCACTCTAATGTTTTTTCATGATTTTCAATACGTCTTTGCCTTGCTCGTGCTTTTGCTTTTTCTTTGTCTTTGTAAGGCATGATATTAACCCTCCATCGCCCTCATTGCCGAAAGCATATCATTCCGAGTCATAACACACGGCTTGATAAACTCGATATTCTTTCCGATAATACGCCACGGGATTTTGCAAGCCTCCGTTGCTGTAACAGTTGGCTTTCTCATGCGCTCAATGTATAACCGTTGCTCGGCAGGTGTGCGGATGTGGTCTGTAGCGATACAGCGCATCATGGTTACAGGGTCAGCTTGTAAGATGTCCACCTGCACGGTGTCAAAGTCGCCCTTGCAGTTTTCAATTACAGCCGTGACTTTTCCAGCCACAATCTGCTTTTGTTGGTCAATCGGTAAGCGTGAAAACATCGAATGTTCTGCAAGCTCTGGAAGTAAGACACCGCGCCCGACCTTCTCTAAGCGCAGATACACGCTCGGAGTAACGCCCAACTTACGGAACTTATCACGCGCATCCGTGTCATTGTCGAGCAACCAGCAGACCAACTGGCCAGCCTCTAAAATGTTGCGCTTCATATCGCCCAACACGTTGCCCAACTTATCCCACGCCTGTTTGCTTGTCATTGTAACCTGTCCTTTAATCGTACTCATAATTTGAACTCCTTATCGTTTGTTTGTTCGTTTAACCGTTTACCTTACTTCACAATCTCGCACTCATAACCAATCGCTTTGCAGAACCGCCGTGCGCCTCGAATGGCGTGCGAGCGTTTGGAGTAGTACTCGCTTACAACTTGCAACCCTGCGACCTTCGTTTCAAAGAAGTACTTGCTTGATGGATATATCTTCACCTTCGCCACCTTGCGCTTGGCTGGCAGAGGGAAGAAGGCTTGGATGTTTGTCCAGTGGCCTTTATAAAATAAATAGTCTGTTCCGCTGTTAGGTTTTACGCCATCCCATGTGCTACACGTTTTATCTTTGTTTTTCTTGCTGATAAGCCGTATGTTTCCATATCCAGAATATGAGTGAAACACTCTATCCTCATACCTCACCCTCTGCCCGACCGTAACCTCGCTCGGCTTTGTAACCGTGCGCCACTCGCCTTTTACTCCGTCTATCGTTTCTTGTTCGTTATTCATTTCATTTGTCCTTTCGTTCCTAGTTAATATGCGCTGTCTTAAAAATCGCCCACACCATCAACACGGCAAAACCGACCGTGAATATTGCGACCAGATATTCGCACATTTGTTGACGGCGTTGCTCACGTTTTATCGCTCGCAGGTTAATACGGTCAAGGTATTCGGTTTCATTGCTCATTTAGTGATCTCCTTTTTCTTTTGGTCAAAGCGATTGATCTCGCTTTTGATATCGTTTGCGAACGGTTGCTCATGCGTAAATGCGAGCGCACAGAGTCCGTTAATCCGTCCGATCATTTCCTCAACTGCCAATCGGTAATCTAGCATTTGTGATTCGGTCATTTGAACTCCTATCCTGTTATCGTTTAAGTAACCTCGCCAGCGTGTTAATTGTGAGAATGTCTATTGAACAGTCTGCCACGCTGGCGAGGGATTGACCACTCGGCCAAATGGGTTAATCGTTTAACTCTTTTTGTAAACAGATTGCATGATGTACTAAATCGTTTACCGAGTCGACAAGTGATTCGATCTCGTTTTCCTTAACAGCGTCTTGTGCGTCTTTAAGGTTTTCAGCGATTGCCTTTAACATTGATTTGATATTGATATTCATCTGTTGAACTCCTATTGCGTTGTTGATGTGGCCATTATTACATAGTGCGGTCTGACTGTCAATCATAATTTTTAATAAATTTTAATAATTCTTTCGTGCATGAAAAAACCCCTCTACGGGAGTTCAATTCGTAGAGGGGACGAGCCTATATGCTCTATGTAGTGTGAGTTGCTAGATTATCATTCCTTCGCTTCTTTAGCAATCCTGTTTTTATAAGCATCTAAGTAGAACCGAAAAGCGTCCTTACCTGCAATCGCTCGCATGGCTATACGGAGCTTTGTCCATGCAATCGCTCGGTGAATCCATAGGCTAGGCGATGACATAGGATAGCGAACCGATAGCATGATTGAGCTGTTCTGCTTCCAGTGTTTAACTGTTTGATTAAACCCTGCTCGTGTTCCTGTCGAATAGTAATACTCCACATCATGCACACCTGCGACCTCTTTAAAGTTGCCAAAAATCCATGTAAGGATTGACCGCATACTTGACGGCCAAGCGTCTGGGCCGTAACCGTTATAGATACGAGCGAACGATTTCTCACTCATGCAGTAGAACTCAACGCAAGCACGGAGCTTGTAAAACTTGATTGCCTCAAAAACGTCTTTATCACTCATTGGTCTGTCCTTTCAAAAAATCGCGCCCCTTTGACCGTGTAGCTAGCGTATAGGTCTCGGTTGCTAACTCGTCCATGAAACGAGCGAGCAGGCGCAAAGTAAATCATTTTGGAATCAGCGGTGCGAGCGTCTGTATTGTATCACAAAGCTTGCCGATACTTTCCTTGTCTGGGTTCGTGCTAAACGATTCTAGCTCAACTGTACCCTTCTCGTAATCGAACGCAAAGCCCTTTATCTGTCTGTCCCACAAAAACGAATCAGCCGTGGCTTCAATAACCGTACCGTCCTTCGTTGTCGTGGTGAATTGAACGCTCGTGCAACCGCTCAATAATACCACAGCCAAGCAGACCAGTAAAAGAGATAGTAGCGTAAAGTAGACGCATTTGATTTTCTTTTCATAAAAGTTCCCTGTCATTTAAACACCTCCGCTAGTTTGTCGCTCGTTTTGTAGTAAGTATCAGCGTTATACTTTTGAACCATTTGCCAGAATATAACGCCCATAAACCCTAATACAGCAAGTGCAACCGCCCGACCGTAGGATGCTAAGGTGTCAAACTTCTTGTCCAGTGAACCGAGTTTGCGATCAATCTCGCTAAACTTCTCATTACCGACCTCAAGCTGTGACACGATAGGCGGTTTTCCATTGCCTTTATACAGCGTCTTTTCGATGCCATGAACGGCCTCTTTAATCTCCGTAACATCGTCCCTTAATCTTATTACGTTGTCCCTCTGTTCGCATGGTGTCATCTGTTCGCCCTCCGTTTAATGTCCAAAAGTTGCCAAGCCATAAGTGAGTCCTTTCGTTAAATTAGTTTGTCCGATAGCGAATGATGACGATGCCAGAACCGCCCGAACCGCCAGAAGTTGGCCCACCAGAACCAGAAGTTGACGCACCACCACCACCACCGCCTTTTCCATTTACTCCGTTTCCACCTGCGTTTCTAGTTCCTGCAATCCAGCTTCCGCCTGCACCACCACCACCGTCTCCACCAGAACCACCGTTTGCATTATACCCACCAGAACCACCGCCTCCACAATAGAATATACTTGCTCCCGAAAACGAGTTTGCAATACCATATCCACCGTTTGCGCCTGCGCCACTCGTATCAGATTTTCCTGCTTCTCCAGAACCACCACCAGAACCAGATGCTCCATATAAAGCAGAACCTACTCCGCCGCCAAATCCTTGATTTCCTGTTCCTGCTGTAGCTCCAATCGTAGAACCACCACCGCAACCACCGTTTGCACCTGCACCAGCTACGGATATAGAACCTATGCCACCTCGACCACCACCATAAGCCGTAAATCCAATAGCTGAAGAATTAGCTCCACTTTCTGCAGAAGATACAGTACCAATACCTCCAAGACCAATTACAATCGAATAACTAGATGCTGAAATATCTAAATTTGTTACAACAAAACCACCAGCACCACCGCCTGCTCCAGAGTATGAGTTTCCCAAAGGTGTATAACCTCCACTACCACCACCTCCAACTATCAGAGCCTCAACAGCTCCACCGCTCGTCACTTCAAGTGTACCGCTATTCGTGAATATGTGCGCTCGATAATTCACGCCTAGTTCCGTGTAGTTTGTGATCGTTCCACCTGTCGCCTGTACGCCTTGAACGGTATTTGACGCACTTGCAAACTGTTCGTCAAAATCTAAGTGCCATTGTGCTGACGCAATAAGCGTAAAAGCGAATAGGAGTGTTAATATGTTTTTCTTCATGTTATAGGCCTACTCCTTTCCATGCAGAATCCGAAACTCTGCGAATCAATATTGTGTTCCATGCGTTTGTTGAAATGGTCGGAGTGGTCGCATAGGTAATCACGTTTGTGGCTAGTGTGACGCTGTTCGTTCCGCTGTAAAAGTTTAGTGATACGCGACTGACTCCGCTCGTTCCGTAGCTTGTCGGGTCAAGCGTGATTACTGTCGGCTCGGTAATCGTAAGGCTAGGCATATTACCGTGAGCGTAGACAACCGTTGCCGTTCCGTTCGCTGGAGTGATTGTGGAAGTGAACGTCTTATAAGGTGCGGACATCGAAGCATCTATCCCCCCCAAGTGCGCCTCTACGTTCGCAGATGATGCCGTGTAGTTCGTGGGGGTGAAGGATGTTTTTACGTTTGAAGATGCGATATTCGTCAATCCTGATCCATTACCTGCTAATGAAAGAGCAGTCAACGCACCGCCTACATTAAAGCCGTCAGTCGTGCTAATAGCGCATGAACTACCAACACCCCACCGTAAGCACTCCGCACCGCTTAGCGAGTTTAGCGTACTACCTGCAGATGATGTGGATTTAACGCTGGCCGTATTAACCACATTGCTAAGTGCCGATAATGCAGGCGCAAGGTGTGGGTCTGTTTCTGCGGTCAACCATGCTTGGTGTGGTGCGACCACCCATCCATTTGTTTCAGAGCGTACCAACCAATCGAGGTGCGCTGAAACCGTCCATCCGTTGGTCATTGCTTGCGTTACATAGCTTGAAAGCAAGGTCGCGTGGCTTGTCAAATTCGTGTTATGGGTTGAGATTGCGCTGTTAATATCGTTTGTAGTTATGCACCCGACTACCTGCACGAATTGGAGCGCACTTCCAGCCACTTCCGTCTTCTTAATGTCCAACCGTCCCGTGCCCGTCCAGTAGATTGCGCTGTCCTTGTAGTATAAGATAGTGTAAACCCATGATGTGGCGTTCGTTCCTAAGCTCGGTAATTGAATCAAATAGCTGTTTGAATAGTAACTCTGATTAGTAACCGATACCCAAAGCGTATTTGTAAGCGAACTTGAAAACCGCATGACCGCTTGAACGTCATTAGTCACGGTCAACGCCTTACCGCTCCGATATTGGTCACAGGCTATTAACGGACTCGACCCTTGCAATACTTCGAGCGTTGGTAATGAAGCCACTCCTGCCGTCTGTAGCTCGCACGGAATACGCTTTGCCCAATCGCGTGGGTCAGCGGTTGCGATTGTGGAAACGCCTATCAATAAACCAATCAATAGACTTCTCATTTCGTCACCTCTTTTCTTGATGTACATTTCGCTTTTATATCCAAAACCTTTTTGCTTTTAATGGAAAACTTTCCGCTTTTAGGAGTGTACGAAAAAACGTATTGAATCAAAATCTCTTTCAGTTCAACGTCAATTATCGGTTTACTTGCCATCTGCTTTCTCCTTTTCTGCCATCATTTCGTGAATATGCTTTTTGGCCGTTTCGTTAACCTGCTGTAAAATGTCGCCTGTCCATATTCCGAATGGGTCAGATTTAGCCATCATTATACAAAGATTTTCTGCCTGCTTCAACGTCAAATTGATTGTAATTGTTGCCATTTGTTTGTACTCCTTTAATAGCTCTTGCCTGTTTCGCTGTCACTTCCAAAGCCGTCCTTAATAACGTGGCAGTCTAAGTCCGTGACCGTGACCGCGCCTGTCCCTTGGTTTCCTTGCCTGTGTAGCTTAATTCGGATGATGCTTGAAACTCCATTGCTAAGTCCAGTTATCGGTAGAAAAGATGCTAGTTGGTGCATAGTACCGCCTGCATAGGTAATGCGATTAGAGGCCGCACCGCTGAATATCTCCGTTTCGTTCGTATGTCCTACCCCTGTTATATTGTAATAGCAAAACCACATGTTCGTTTGATCGGCGTTTGTCTGCCAAAAGTGCAGGTGCGGATAAATGTCTGTCCCCTTTTTCCGTGCGTGTGGAACTTGTAGCGTGAAAGTCAAATGGTCGTTCGCTTTGTTCGTGGTAGCAGAGGTTTTGAACGACTTACCGCCAAGCGTGTCATCTGCTTCTATGTCCGTTTGTCCAGACGTATAGGCCGTGTTTGCGCTTGCCAGAATGTCATCCCATCCATAAGGCGCGTTCGTGACACCGCCACCACCGCCCTTCGTAAAGAAGCGTGTACCGTCCGACCATACGATGTTCGTTTGTGCGTGCAACGAAACCGCTAAACATATCGCCAAAAGTGTAGTAATCGTTTTCATGTTATGCGCTCCTTATAACCAGAATTTTGTCGCTCGGTTGTGCGTCCTCGATTGAAATCTCTTGGATTGTCGCACCTGTCAAACCGCCCTTTGTTGTCCAGTTGGAAATGTCAACGCCCGCTACATCATTAAAATATATATTCGCAAACAACCCAACATCATAACTAGATTGACCGCCAAGCAAAAGAACACCTGTTCCACCTCTTGAACCAATAGCCACAATATCCGTGCTAACAGCCAAATATTCATCATTCCAGTAATTTGCATCAGTATTTCCTTGAAGCGCAAATTCTCCAGCCCTTACAGTTCCGCTAGTGACATAGTTCTTTGTGTCTGTAAAAGGTGATGCAATCAAACCAGCCTCATGCCAGTATGAATCATCATGGTCAGTATTACCGCCAGACAGTCCAGTCCCCTTTGCGGACGTTGAACCGCTGAAGTCAAGCGTGGTATGCGTTAATTTATCATCCCAATCACTATTCCACGGAATATAACCGCCGATTGCGTCGCCTAAGTCATCAAGGAATGAAGTATCAGCTACTAGGTTTGCTTTAAGGTCGCTAATCAATGTCCGTAGATTGTACCAGCGAACGTCTGCGCCATCGCCTGTGCTGTTAGTTTCGCGCAATGAAATGTGCTGTGTCCGTGCTGGCGTTTCTGCGAATGGTGCTTCGTCTGGCGTTAATGGAGTCATGAAGCCGTAAGCCCCTACGGTGTGATCTTCGCTGTCCCAATCGCCATTATCGGACGGCCTTGCGATTGATCGGAATTTAGGAGATGGTAAATCACCATCAAATGAAGTGCGCTCGTAATTGATTGCGGAATGATGCAAGGAATAAATACCCTGCGTGGCGGTATAAGCGAGAATAGGAATTTTTACATATTTTCCAGTCGGTGATACGGTTGCGTCAGTTCCGAAAGCAAGTGTAATTGGCTTGCCTGTCATATTTGTAAAAACGTCATTCGAAAAATTGATATACGCATTTAACCCTGTAGTCGAAAACGATGCAACTGAATACCAATCGGGCGAGCCAACACCTATTGCGGTCAGTCCTGTTTGCAGGGCAGTGAAGTCCTTTCCGTTGACTGTAAAGGAATTGGTAGGCATGTAGATGCACGTGACACCGCCTATATCCTTGATCTGCCAAACGTGTAACGCTTCCTCTTCACCGCCTGTCAAACCGTCAATGATGATTCTCGGGATAAGTCCGTTCCGTCCGTTGTGCCATTGAACGTGTCCGCCGATGATCTCAATGCGTTCCCAAATTTCCTCAAGCAAGCGCAAACCGCGAGCGACACCGCGCAAGGCTAACGGTTTCTTTTCCATCGGTGTATTTGTGAATATTCTACCCATATTAACTCCCTGACTCTGGAACGTCTGTTAGTGTATAAGCGAAGTCTGTGCGCGTGGTAATCCGTTTTGAAAGCGTATATCCTGCGCCAAATTCGTCCTGCCGTGAATACTGCAATGCAAGCTCTGGGTGCGCCGTGATATAGTCCGTGCAAGCTCCCTCTGTTAGTGCGTAGTGCTTATACTCCGAGAATACCTCTAAATAAGTAACGGTTAGCTTCTTTGTTGTATAAGATCCATCTGCATTTTTGCGCTGAAACGTGGACTCATAGCCGTCTGGATTGCTCCCACCGCTTTGAAGTTTCCAGTTTGCCTCATTGACTGATGTTGCTAGTGCCATAAAACCGCTCCTTAATTCATCTGGTTAAGTTCCGTTTGCTTGCGCAGAATGTCGGTCAGCTTTTGGTTCAACTCATTCTGCTTATTTGCAACGTCCTTTAAATCCATTTCCTTTAGATTCTTTGCGCCAACACCTCCAAGCCGTCCAGCTTCCTTAATTGCCTTGAAACCGTCTAGCCATTCCTTGTCACGCTTTGACAGTTTCGTACCGCGAGCCTCCATGGCCATCAATTGTGCGCCACGCTTATCTTCCTGCGACCTTCCTTTCTCTTCGTCCTTCTTTTTGCGCGAATCATCAATAAACTGCGCGACCGTCTTTTTGGCGATATCCTCATTTTCGCGCACCTGCTTTTCCCATGCCTTGCGGTGTTCCTCTCTTGCATTATCCTCAATGGCTTTTTGTGCGTCGACTTCCTGCTTCTTTAAATCTTCAAGCTTCCTGGCAGTCTCTTCGGCCAGTTTAACGCGCTCTTCCTGTGCCTTTCGTTCTAACTCCAGGCTTTCGGCCTGTGCTTTAATCTTTTCGGCCTCGATACCTTTTTCAGTTTCGGCAGATATGCGGATGTTCTCTGTTGCATCCATGCGCAACTTGCCGACCTCGCTCAATACCTTCGCTTGTTCGTCACGGTATTGTTTTGCGAGTGCGGTCGCTTCATCCTTGGCTTTTTGCAGGCTCTCGATTTCCTTCGTGTTTGCGGTCGATGCAAAACCGAGAAACGATCCAGACAGTTTTGATTCTTGACCTGCCATTGCAGATGCGCGAGATAATGCCTCCACGGACTTCTTGCCTAATTCACGCGCCTGCACTTCCAGCTTAGTGGCCTGCTGTTCCTTCATGCTGGCCTCTTGACGCTTCCGTGCTACTTCGTCAATAATATCCTGCTGTGCCTGTGCGCTCTTGGTTGCGATATCACGCGCTTGGTACTCCGCTTCGATTGCCTTGCGCTCTTCCTCGGTTGTTGCCGACATTAAACGCTTGGACTTCTCTAAGTCCGTGTTTGCGTCTGATAATGCTCGAGTTGACTTTTTGGCCTCATCAAAAACCTTGTTATTAGTCGCAAAAATGGCTTCTGTTTTTGCGTATTGCTCTTGCATCTTCGTGACGGATTCTTTCAAACGGTCAAACTGCGCCTTTAATTCCTCGCTTCTCTGTTCACGCATTGCCCGACCAAAACCGCGTATGGCCTCTTCAGCGGTATCAATGCCCTTTTTAAACGCCATCACGCCTGCACTGATAACAAGGATAGGTTTCGCGCCAATGTCAAACAAACCCTTTAAGCGGTCAGAAAACCCCTTAACGCTTGCTTGTGCTTGCGCTAGGCCAGCATTAAGCATGTTCTTTGTCCGTAGCGTAATCGTTAGGTCTTTATTTGCCATTGTGCTTCCTTAAAAGTGATTGAGTGTAGCGAGCGAGAATGAGTGTTGCCTTTTCAATGCGCGTTTTCTTCTGTTCCGCTTCGTCCTGTTTGCAAGTCGTATCAATGAAGTTTCGCACGTAATCAATTGAGCATTGACGTTCCCACATTTCAAACGTACCGCCATGATTATCGACCATCAATTGCGCCAATTGTGCGAGCGTGATACTGTTGTCCTCTTTTACTGGCAAATCATCACGCTTGCATTGGTCAATGATGATGGTTAAACAGTGGCGCACTTCTTGGATGGTTGCTCTAATGGTTTTAAACCATGCTTCGATCTGTTCCTCTGTCACCGTATAAAGGTCTGCGTCACGGTGCGCCATTGCGTAGGCCAGCGCGTGTTCCGAGTGTTGCATCTCGCACCCGACATCATCCCACCATGTACCGCTATGAATTGTCAACGGCCAAAAGAACACATTACCGCACTTTATAGGCTTTCCACGCGCCAATGATACGCGCTTGGACGGTGTTTCGATTTCCCATGCAAGCGCGTTAATGGCTATGATATCAGAATCCGAGAGCGTCACGCCTTGTGCGCGTAACGCCTCGATCTCTGCCTCCGCTTGACTCGAAAGTGTGCGGTAGTTCTTCATGTGGTTTTATGCCGATACGCGAGGAAGGCTGGTTGCAGGGTCAGCCAGTGTTGCGCTTGCAGAACCAGTCCAATACTCGTTTGGAGCTTTGGACGTTGCAGGGTTGGCAAGGTTGCTCCATAGGAAGCCTGTTGCGGTGTCGAGCGTCCACGGTTGCAGGAATTGAGCCAACTCTGCGAACGCCACAAAGTCAGCACTCATAGAACCGTCAGCGCCATGAATTGAAAACGAGACGGGCAAACCTTCACCGTCTGTCGTTTCCGAAAAGTTGACCGTGAAGTCCAGTCCGCTTCCAGTACACTTGCAATCTGCCTCGGTGTCAAAACCAAGCTCGCCACTTCCACCGCCTCCGAAGTCCTGCGCAACCTTACGGCCAGCAATACTGATTGCAGGTAACGCCCACTTATTAAGGAATGTTGCAGGCGGTGCTTCTATCACCTTTCCGACATTACCAGTGATTGACACGGTAGGCCAGCCACCGTTTGAAGTCTTGACCGAGATTGCGGTGATATTCGTTCCGCTGGTTGCAGTTGCGCCCATAAACAGGTCTGACAAAACGAGCGTACCTGTGAACACTTCCAGTTCCTCGGTAAACTCATACATGGTCGTGGCCGCGCCAAAAGTTGATTTTGCCGCGACGTCTCCATATTCATCACTTGCAATGCTCGTTCCCTTTGCGATAGGTGTGCGAGTAGCTCCTTTGATTTTCAGAACATCAGCAAGTGTTCCTCCACCTGTTTTCACAAGTATCAAAACGCCTGCTATATCATCAGTCGATTTTACTGCCCACGGTTTTACATCTGCCATAATCTTTTCCTCCGTTAAAAGTCAGCCCGACTATAGGCAATGACTAAAGTTAATCCAACATAAAGCCGACCCTCTCCGTCCTCATCTGGTGGTGTAGGGTCGCCAATATACAGCCCACCGATAGATACAGCGCACTCGCTTTCGATACTAGCCACCAAGTCAGCGTATAGGCCACTGGTTGCGTTTGAGCGGTGCTGTGCGTACAAAGTATCTAAGCATTCCTGCGTTGCTTCCTCGATTGAATTAAGCGTACTGTGCGCTTGATCGTCTGCAAGATTGGTATAGATGGTTAATGCGACCTCACACATGAGCGTCACGGCGTTTGCTTGGTCAAGCCGCGGAGGGGATGCTTTAACGTCAATGCAAGGAAACTTTCTATCATTTCCAGCGTCCCACTTTTCATCTTTTTGAAGGTTGCGCCATGAACGGATAAGCGTTGAAGCTCCTACGCCGTATGAACGGAGAGCATCAACGGTTGCCGATTCGATTGTTTTTGGAATGTTCATTAAGAAGTAAGTCCTAACTTTTTTAGATGCCAATCAATACGCTTTTCGAGTTGCTTCGCTCCGTCAATCATTGCATTGTTGACCGCACCTAAACCGCCATACATTGCGTCAACGATATAGCCAAGCCTATTACGAATCTCGATCTGACTATCACCAAGACTCCAGCGAACCGCGCTTGCATTAATACGGCCTTCACGCAACACGCCACCGCTTCTTAAATACTTTCCTAATTTAGTCCATGACCGTTTCGCAAGTCCGCTCCGTTTGATGTATGTCTTTGGGTGGTTTTTCAGTCTAATATCCTTCTCTGAAAGCTCCTTAATCTCTGCATTGGTAAACCGTTTCCACAATCCACCTACCTTTAAAAGAACGCCTCCGCGGTCAAGATACTTAATTGACTGTCCGTATTCACCACCGCCACGTATAGGCGAGAAAATTTGCTTGCCTTTTTTGTACTTCATCACGCCTAAAGGTGCTTTGCGTGAATCGGTTAAATACGTCTTGTCTGGATTGTCAACAATTTTCCTGCGCTTTGCCGATATTTTGCATGATGCGCCCAAGCTTGACATTACTGAAAATGCCGCCCACGAAAGCGCGTCCTTATTGCTTTTGCCTAACTCTTTTTCAGCTCTCTTAATGCCGTCAAAAGGCCTCTGCATATCAGCCTTATCTATTGATGCGCTTATCATTGGTTCACCGCCTCAACCGTTAGCGTGGTCAACCCTTGTCTGCGCTTTATTCCCTTTACTCGAATTGCGAACGTCTGCGCGGTTGCGTCCGTAAAGGTGTAAATCTGATTGTGCTTGATTCCTTCCGTTGGCTCGTTGGCGGTTAAGACATGGAGCGAACCGCCCTGTGTGATAACGATACCAATATTGCTATCCTGCGCGTCATTCTGTACGCCAGCGCAAACACACGAAAACGCCTCAACGGTTGCGGTCGATAGAGTACCGCGCCAATCCGTATTTGCGTACAATCCTGCGTATATGTCTGCGCCTATTGCCATAATCGTTCCTAGTTTAGAAAGACCCCTCCGAGGTTAATTGATATCCAAGCGAGGGGGAAAGTCAGCAGTTGACTCTTCTTTTAAGGGGTGATCACGTTGTTAATCAAAATACCCTGCGCGTTAAACGTCAGCGTATTTGTCTTGCTGTCGGTCGAAAGAACTACTAACGTGATTGCTCCTAGGTTATTCGTTGCAATCTGCGCTTGTGCCAACTTAGTATCGAGTGTAACAGCACCAGTTACGTTAAACGCACCTGTAACCTTCACGGTTGCTTCCGTAATATTAAGAACGGTTGCACTCGTTGAGTTGTCAATTGTTGCGCTACCAAGCATAGTAACAATACCAGTATTCCCGAAAGCGAGAATATCAGCGAGTGTTCCCTTAGACGCGCTGTCAGACTGAAACTTGAAACCACCGTTATCTGGGACAAGAATTTTATTCTTGTCTCCAGCGTCAGCACTTCCGTCAACGTCAGCCGTGATTGAAGCCGTGCCAGCGTTTGAGCTGTTGGTCAGCGTAATGTCGGCGGCGGTTGTAACACCAGCCGCGACAAGGCGAGACTCTGCATCAGCGGCGTTAGCGTTCAGAATTGCACGAAGCTGAACAGGGTCTTGAACCTGCCGTTTACTGATTGCGCTTTCCTGTGTTGCATAAGCACTCAACGAGAGAGCCATACAAGCAACTTGAATTAGATTTTTCTTCATGTAATTTTCCTTTCAAAAGGGAGGCAGGTTGTCGTCCCTGCCGTTTTGTTTACCAACGATTAAGCGTTCGCAACGGTGGACTCATTCAGCTTGATGTGATCCGAAACGAGAATCGGAATACCCTCGATGTCGGTAGGAATCATTGCAGGCGCACCGCTGGGGCTATAAGCCGTGCGGGACTTCTGCAACTGAGCGCGAGCCGAGCGAGACATGACAACCACGTTCGGTGTCTGCCCGACAGGGAACTTACCGAGAGCGTCAGCCAGATGGTCATCGGTCAGCGTGTGGCCAGTCGTTCCGTCCAAGTTGCAAATACGTCCGAGACCGAAGATGTTACCATACTGCACTGCGAAGTAAGCCTGCAACGCGACTGCCAGAGCCATGTAACCGCGCTGTGAAGCAGGGGTTGCGCTGGCAACTGTCGGAATGTAAACAAGCGTTTCGGGGTCATACGAGAACTCAACAGAGCCTTCGTTACCAGCGACAACGGCAACCGAGCTAGGATCGGTCTTTAGCAACCAAACGGACTGACCACCAGCACCGCCAGCATTGACAACCATCGTGTCGTCAGCCTTGTCAACTGTGGTCTGGTCTGGGAATCCAGAGAAGCCAGTGCCAGTGATAGCCGCCGAACCCTGCAACATATTCTGTTCAAGTCCTGCGAACATAGCACGCAGAGCACGTTGCGTCTCGAAGGCGATATAAGCCGCCTTGCCACCCTTGTAACCAGAGGCCAGAGCAACATCACGGAAGAAAGAAGCGTCATGCAGTACGCAAGTGACGGACACCTGCTCATCAGCACCAGCGGTATTGATGATACCAGTGTTGATAGCGCGTGCCTGCGAACTTGCGGCGGTAACTTCCTTCATGTACTTGTGAACCGTTCCACCTTGCGAGGCTTTGACTGCGGCCATTGCGCGAAGCAAAGGAGCGTCTTGCAACAGGTCGGTCACGTTAATGTCAGCGTTGTTTGCGTCATTGAGCAGGATAAGCCCTGCGAGTGTATCAGAGAGGTTACTCATAATTATTTCGTTCCTTTCGTTCCCTTTTCGCACATAGCGATTAAGGAGAGTTTGTTGGTGGGTGCGGTCATCTTGACTGCTTTCCCTGTGGTTGTTTGAGAGTTTGAAAGTTCACTGACATGTTTCTCAAGTTCAGCGTTCTTTGCTTCAATAGCTTCAACGTGCCAATTTAAAGCGGTTTCAAAGTTCGCACCTTCACGCATACAACGGACGGCAATATCATTACCGAAACGGTCTGCGATTCTGGTAAACTCTCCACGCGATAACTCTGGCATGATTGGCTCTTCCTTCTTTTCCTCTTCCGTTTCAACGGATTGCGCTTCAACGGTCGGAACGACCTCTGGCATATCCTCAACAGGTTTTACTTCATCAACGGCCTTGACTTCTTCCGTCTTGACCTCTTCGGTGGCTTCTGTGACTGTGACAGTTGCCACAACTTCAACGGCTGTATCACTCATTTGTGTTACTTCCTCTATTGCGGTTTTCTCTACTGGCACAGCGACACTCGCCACTGTTGCCGAAAATGTTTTATTGCTGTTTGAGAATGAACTCGCGTCCGTGTTTTCGTCTGCACCATAAGGACAGATTGCAACGCCACGCAACGGCCATTCACGGATAACGCAAGCAGGGCCAGCGAGTGTGTAGCCGTTTACTTGAACGCTCGCGCCTTCTTGCACTTGCTCAATCTTGATACCGTCACCGCCAAAATTGATTGACGCTTGATACGGTACGCCTTCTTTCATTTTGAACAGAATCTCGGAAGCGCGGTCGCTATCCTTGTAAGGGACAAGTGCGCCACTCGTTACCAAGTCACCGCTTGAACTGTCAAAGTGATTGAGATAGCCAATGATCTCCTTGTCATCATGGCAGTAGTCAATGGCGATGCGGGATTTAGACAAACGAACGCCCGACAAATCATGGACGACATTGCCCCAAAACCAGTGTTCGATTGGTTTACCGCTCCGTGCCGTAAGCGAGATTGGTGCGCTTTTCGAGTTGCCTCCGTTGTCGCCAAATTTAACGTCTGCGATTGACATGAGGCAGGCGTTGGCAGGAATCTCGTTAAAGTTTGTTTCATTCATTGTTTGCTCCTTCTTCAATAGGTGCAGGCTCTTCTTCCTGCTTGATTGTGATAGGCCGTCTAATTCCGTCTGTGCTTTCCCAATCCGATGTAATATTCTTATTCACTGGGTCAAGTCCAAACAATTCACGAAACCAGATTTCATCAGCGATGCATGGAGTTAAAACGCCTGCACGGACTCCAACGCCATATGCGTCAATAATAACCTTGAGCCTTTGCGCTCTCTCGTTAATTGTTTCTTTTACCGCCATGGGTTTGCTCCTTTTTTTGGAGTGTCGCTTGATTGGTCTATATCCTCAATCGGCTCTGGTTCATCTTCATATCCAACAGGCTGATCGCCAATCAGTACAGGCACATTCATCTTTTCGGCATAACGCAATACTTGAGCGGTCTTTTCGATGTTACGGAATACGTCCGACCCTCTGCGCCTTGCCGCATCAATAGGATTGTCAAGAGCCATACCGATTGCGAGCTGATCGCCCTGTACTTGTTTGTACTTGTCAAGCCACGGCGAACCAGCGGCAACCCATTCAACGGCCTCTTGAACGTCACGCAAAGACATTCCTGCCTTTTCAGCGACTTGACGCAAAAGCCACGGTGTATTAGGATCATTCCAAATAGTTTCAATTACCCAATTAGAATACTCTGTACGGACATATCGGTTTTTAGTCCGCTTGGCAACGCACGATACTTCATACTCGTTTAAGTCTGCTATACGTGCCGAGAAGCTTGACCGCCTGCTATCCCATGAGGTAACAGGAATATCAAGCGCAATCATGGCGATATGTGCGTACAGGTGGACACCTTCGACAAACTCTGCGGAAGGTGTACCGCTCTCGATTGTCTTTACGTCCTCGTCTGGTTCAAGGTCAATGATGTTAATGGTATTCGGGTTGAGAGTCTTTTCGCTTGCCGTCGGTGGAGTTGAAGGGTCAACCGTGCCACCGCTTCCGTCTGGTTGCTCGGTAATTACGCCAGAAGCCGCACCAAAAGAACCATCGCTTGACTTGCGAGTGAAGGCGATGCCAAACAAAGCGTGCATCTTTGCCTTTACGATGTTGTATTCGAGAGCCTCATGGATGTCTGCAACTGTATTAATGGCCGTTGAAAGAGGCGATACACCTCGCCATTGACTGCTAAACCGAGTCCAGTAAGCGTCAAAAATGACATTCTGGAACTCTTCCATGTGGTCAAAGTTGTGTGCCGTTCCGCTTGTGCCTCGGTTGCAAATTGCGTACTTCTGTACGCGCCCCCATTCGTCTACCAGTAGGCCTGCTTCATTTAACTTATCGAATTCGATCTTGTCTTGTGCGCTAATGTTATCTGTTAGCGTACCCTTTGCGATACAGTCGGACTCGATTGCCTGTAGCTTCATGTCTGCGAGTTTTATAAAAGCCGCGTCCCCACAGATAACCTTTTCAAGTTCAAACAAGCGGAAAAGCTCATCACGGCCAAACCTTCCAAGGAAGTCGATATTTGCTGGTGCGCCATGCCATTTAAAGATACGATTCACAAGTCTGTCAAGTTGCGCCTTTGGGTCTGTATCTAAAGCGTCTGGGCTGGCCGTACGGAAAGAAAAGTGGAAGGATGAAACATAGTCAAGGTGCTTGCGAACCATCCAAGCCACGATTGAATGGTCACGGTTCTGATCTTGTGCGGTTGCCTGTAACCGTTCGCGCTTGGCTTTGCCTAGAATCTGTTGCTCATGCTTAATGCGCGTCAACGGTGATTTCCTGCGCCCCTTATCCTCTGCGGCTGAATAAGAGAAGCGCATCGGCTCGCCACTTGAATTTACTAATTGTCCTTTAATCATTGGCCGCCCCCGACATATTGAATGAGCGGAAAACAGGCCGTGCGCCCGATGTTCTCGGCTCGGTGTTTTGCAGACGGTCGCGCAATTCCGTCAACCCTGCGAGATTGGCACGGGTCAACGATGTGCCATCAAGTGCGGTGGATTGTCCCTTGGTTAAAATATCTTCAATCGCTTGGTCAACTTGCGCCAAAGTTAAAGCCATGATTATCTCCTTGCGCTTATTATTAGGAGATAATCATGGCATTGTCAATAGCGTTAAAATATAGCGTTTATAGAGTCTATAATGTTTCTTTTTCCCTGCGAGTTACGAACGGTTTACCGCACTTTCCGCACAGCCTGCGCCTGTTTCCATTGCCGTATGTGTTCGTGATCTTGTGGTCGTACCGATGGAAGCAATGAACGCACGGTATTCCTGCATCCGTTACTACCTTGTTTGGTATGCAGACCACCTTTTTACACCGCTCGATAAACGGTTTGATAATCTCTTGACCTTTAGGCGGTCGGCCACGTTTGCGCTTTGTTTCTGTTTCTATCATTATGCTTTCCTTTCTGTTAGGTTGTTTTGTTTTAGATAATCTGCCATCCGTTTTTCAATCTGTTGAACGTGTCGCTTAATTGCTTCGTCAACGTCTTTGAAAGCAACTTCAAATAATGGCTTGTCGTGATTTTCCGTAAAGTCTAAACATCTGCAATCATCTAAAAATGCGATGCAGGTTATTGATATACACGGAAAACATTGTCCAGTATTTTCGTCATTTTTAAATCCGTCTTTACAAACGGTTGTCTGCATTGAACTCCTTTCATATTGCCACATGGCGAATCTGTCGCCGTGGACGTTGTTGTTGTTGAACCATTCCTTGCATTGACCCGACACCCTGCATATCTGCAATCAGATAGCAGATATTCAAAGCGTCTGACAAATCGTTTTTACCTGCGCTCTTTTCAAAGTCGAAAATCATGCGACCGTTTAGCTCGACCTTTCCGCGCAACTTTTCACGGCAGATATGCTCGGCAAACTCGTGGTGACTTCCCTGCGGTAATGTGATACCACCTGCCGCCCCTGTCTCGCAAGTGAAAGCACGTTGCATGATTTCGCGCCAATAGTCCGAATTCCAAAGCACCCATTCCGTTGAACCGTAAACAGGGTCACGGTCACGGCATAGCAACCATGATTGATCGTTACCTCTGCGCCTTATCGTTTCATTACGAGCAGATATACGCGCAGACTTTCCGCTTCGTCCGTATGTTACTACAACCGCCATTTCGGGATGCTTGCGATTCCATTCATATGCGAACCGCTTAGCAACCGTTGACTGCGCTCCACCGCCATCTATTCCCCATTGACGAGCCTTTGATGGATAACCAAGCAACTGTTCGCCATGTTTCCAAAGCGCACCAAATATGATCTGTTGTTTTTGCGTGTCGCTCATCTCGTCGTTAGTCGGCAAAGGTGCGTCAGTATACTTGCCGTACCATAGAACCGCACCTGTCCTGTCCTTTCCGAACGCTGTCACAACCGTTGACAAGGCGTAGGAAGGGTTAATATCAGTTCCGCACACGATAAGCTCCGACCACTCTGGCACTTGGAAGGCTTGGCGGTCTGACTTGCGCGATAGGATAACCTCTGGCGAGATCGAATAAACGTCAACGCCACGTTTCAATGGCTCGTTTTGACGCTCGGCCATGAAAGCAAGCTCGCCCATTACAAAGAAGTCAACCATAGCAGAGTACTTTGCATGAGGTTGACAGCGTTTCGAGTCAAACCTACCGTCCCATGATACGGTCATTCCTTCAATCATACCGCTTTCATGCTCGGTAAAATATGCCAGCGCATCTTGGTCTCCGTTGGTCAAGCGTATATCATTCCATTCATTCCACTTTTGACGGCAATCGCTCTTTGTATCTTCCCATCCGTTAGGCCATCTAATGACTTGACCAGTCCTAATTACGCGCCAGTTAGGGTCTTTTGCGTAATGCTCTGCCACGTCGTCACGCTCAATCACGGTTGCAGTCATGATAATCGGCATCCGACTGTCTGGGCCAGCCATCCCCTTGATATCTCCGTTAATCGTTTCGATGGTCTGTTGAACAAGCGTTTGACTCTTTGCTGTATCTCTGTCCTGTGGGTCGTCGACAATTGCGATTGATGGACGGATAACAGATCCGTCTATTGAGGCGTAGTTCATGCCACGAGGGTTTCCGTTAATCGTTGCGCTTCCGATTGCGCCTAGACCGTTTGGCAGGATGATGATACCTTCAGAGATTGCGAGCATCGCACCTGTCGCCTCGTTTCCTTGCGTCAATGCGGTCAACCGATTTCCAATACCACGCGACTCTTTGAACACTGCTGTTGCTTCTGGATAGTCTCGGTGGATGCGGTCATTGAAACAGAGTTGTGTTTTCCAGAAACGTAGCGCACGGTTTTTCGCCTTTGCATCCCACGGTAGGATGACAGGGAAAGGCGTAAGACCTTCGAGAAGAGCGTACAGTGTCAAGCCGTTTACCTCTGTACTTTTGCCAGTACCACGAGGCGCGAGGATTTCAACGTCACCACCAGTTTCAAGCGCATACATGAAGCCGTCTTTAATGTCATGGTGAACTTTTCCGAACGGCAAAGGGAACGATTCGAACAGGTAGCATTTAAGCCACGCCATCGGGTCGCCTTTAGGTGGACGCTCGAAGTTGTTATCTTTCAAGCGTTTAGGCTTGGAAGTAGGTGCGGAAACTTCACGCTTTGAGTCGCGGTATTTTGCGTTTGCTTCGAGTTGTTTCTTATAGGTTTTAGCTGGCATATTTGTAAGTGCTTAATTGATAGGATAATAAAGGAATATATCATAGTCTTCGTCAAAAGGGCCTCTTC